TCATTCTCCGAAAATCTGCTTCAGTGTGAGTTTCGAAGTGACTGGTGGCGGAGGTAGCACGGTGCCCCTTGCTACGATGATCCCGATCCGGCGAAGACGAGTGACGAATCGACCGGTATCAAGGAAGTAGTTCGGATACGCCTTCTTGAGTGCGGATACCGATTGGGCTGCAACTAGTACGACTTGGACACTATCATTACCCTTCGCAGCTTTTTCCCTTTCCAAGTAATCCGATGTGGCTTTTGGAAGCTCTTCTCGCGAATACCCGTTCACAGTTACATTTCTGTCTTGGGTATTGAGCTCTAATAGGTAGTAGTGGGTTTTTTCATCTTGAGTGTGATGAAGCTCTTCTACTATGGAGTTGTAGACTGTAAGTTTTTCAATCACCTCAAGTTCTTCCGCGATCTCCATGGTCTGGCTTAGAATCTCCATCTTGCTAAGATGGCGATGTGCGGCAAGAACTTCGCAGTCCTCCATTAAGGCAAAGCTAGAGGAGGCGAATTGAAAGAACTCAAGCCAACGAGCATTGCCCATGCTCGACTTCAGCGCCTGGTTTAGAAAAACTCCGGCCGTTTCCACCGCAGTAGCCCAAGCGTGCTGAACTTCGTTGCGGATTTGGATTTCAAGCTGCAGACCTTCGTAGTCTTTTGCGGCACCCTTCCGATTGTTATATTTATAAACTAAATGGATGCCCCTATACCCTGAGTCTTTAGGGTCTTTAATGTAGTCGTACTCAGAAACAAGGATATGATCCCATTTGCTTTGTAGGTAGGATTCCCGCAGGCGGTAAATAGCCTTTAGACTTGGTACTACAGCACGTAATCCGCCAATGTCTTGCATACGTGCGAGGCTCATGCCAGGGAAACGCTCAAGTTTAGCTACGATTGACGGAATACGCTTTAGGCGCTGGGCTACAAGGCCATTGATTCCCAGCGATTTGAGTTTGTTTCTCAGACTTGCTTGGAAAGTGTTAACTGGATAGCTGTGGCTTGAGCGCCAGTTGTTGAGAATTAGCAATGCTTCCTCAAACGCCTCATCAGTTGCATTTTCATCAAACAGGGTGGAGCCTGCCTTCATGACTTTTTTCTTGCTGTACTGTGGGGTTACCCAAGCCATTTTTGCCTTCCATGGAAGCATTTAGGAATCCTCGATGATGGCACCTTGCCCAATCGCGGGCAATGGATCGTGCGTGGATTTCTGATCCCACATGTCTACAGCTTTCGACCCCATCTGCCCCTCATCGTTTGGCATCCATCTCCCGTACACCCTCGCAATCATCGTCCAGTCGCTGTGCCCCATCTGCTTCGCTACCCACATCGGATGCTCCCCGGCAGAAAGCATCATCGAAGCGTAAGTGTGTCGAGTCTGGTAGGGGCGCCGGTATCGTACGCCGGCCTTTTTCATTGCTGGATGCCACATGGTTTTGCGGATCGGTTGATCACCTGCCCAGCGCTCAAGCGTCCGCGGGTTTTGAAAAACCTCTGCATCAGCCAAGAACGTGTGCGCCTTCTGCGCTGTCAGCGCTTCAAGTGCGGGTCGCAGCAGCTTCACCGATCGCCGGCCCGCGGCAGTCTTCGTCACCTCAGCCTCTCCACCTGCAGCCTGGGTCATTGCCCGGCTGATCATCACTTCCCCTCGGACCCAGTCCACATCTCCCCAATCCAGCGCGACCAGTTCACTTGTCCGGAGTCCTGTCCACAGCGCGAACTGGACCATATTCCTAGCCTGTCCGCTCAAGGCGGCCAGAATCGCCCGCTGTTCTTCAGGCGTGAACGGATCCACGTCATCCTCTCTCGGCGGTGCTTCCTTCCGGGCGTATGTCCAGCCTGCCAGCGGATTCGTATCCAGCAGCTCCTCGTCGACCGCATCGTTCAGGGCCGACCGCAGGCAACTCTGGATGTTGCTCAGCGTCTTGTTGCCGACCTGCACCTTGTCCAGCCAGTCCTTTATCGTCTTCCGCTTGAGGTCTAGGACAACATGGTGGCCCAGGGCAGGAACGAGTCGCAGCTCGACAATCTTTCGATAGCCTTCGAAGGTGCTGCTGGAAATATGCTTCTTCTTCGCCTCCAGCCACCTGGTCAGGTATCCACCAACCGTTTCCTGGCTGGTTTCCGGTGCGAACTTTGCGGCCCGCGGAGAGCCGGGGAACGTGACGGAATAGTCAAACGTCCCCTGTGCAATGGCGTGTTCAATCGCCGCCTTGTGCTGTTGTGCCTTTTTCAGGTTAGTGGCGGTGGGCTTGAGCGAGACGCGCTCGCGGCACCTAACACCCCGGAACATGAACGTGATCTCGATGCTCGAGTCTGAGACTGCCCTGACCCCGCTCCCGCCTCTACCCATGATTCATATCCTTCCATGTCAATCAGCGTCCGGCCATCCGGCGCTTTTAGCCAAATTTCACCTAGCCGCCAGATCCCGTCGCGGATCTTTGAGCGGATCGCGTCCTCGGTGTAGCCAGACTCGCTGGCGAATTTTCTGACGGTCATGTAGCGCATTGTCTTACCCCGCCTGACGCGTCAGGTTTTCGTTTTCACGCTGATCTGTCACAGCAACCCCCGAAAGTGGTCGGCCAGCACGCGCCGTCCGTCCAGACCGCAAGCGGCTGACAAGTCGATCACTTGCCCGAAGGTGGTGTCGCGCTGCTGCAGGGCATCCCACAGCAGTAGGAGCAGGCCGGCTTGGCTCATGGCTGCCTCTCCTGCACCACCTGCTGCGTGGTGAGGTGCCGGATCGCGGCGTCGATACGCTGGTCCAGATCCTCACCTACACGCAAAGTGCCGATACCGCCTGCTCTGTCGAATACGGCAGGTGTGTGCCCGGAGTGAGTGGAAAGTGCTTGGTCGCGTAGCCAGCGGTACCGGCGTGCATCAGCGGCCATGCGGACATGCTCGTCGATGTTGAGCGCTTCACGCTCAAGTGCTGGCGACACCAGGTCGCCTTGGCTGGCGGCTGTGATCACAGCTAGCCCGCGACCCACGGATACCAACTCCCCAAGCTTCACAAACGGCAGGATGCTCGACAGGGGCGCCGCCTCGCATGCGCGTAGCACCAGGGTGATGCGGTCAGGTTGCGTCATGTTGGGCTCCTTGGGTCGTTGCAGCCAGTGTCAGCGCATCCAGCAGAGCGTTAGCGCGCTTGTTGCGGTCCAGGTATTCGCGGATCGCCTTCACGATCAGGCTGTTCATGCTGCGGTCGTCGGCATCTGCTGCGATGGTCACTTGTTCGCGCATGCCATCTGGCAGGCGAACAACGAATTTGTCAGCGACGCGTGAGCCGTACTCAAAGGCCATGGTTCACCTCCTGTGCCTGAACAGCCTGTTCCTGGGCCAGCAGCTCGCGCCATTCGGCTTCCGTTCGGTTGGCGTAGAGCGGTTCGCTCTCTTGGCTCGTTGCCTCAACAGTGATCGCTGCTGGCGCGGGCATTCCGGCAGCCTTGCGCTCGGCGATTTCCTGGCGGTCGACTGACACGCCCTGTGGCGCCTCGATGCCAAGTCGGACTTGGCTACCTTTGATGCCCAACACGACAACGGTGATGTTGTCGGAGATCTTGATGGATTCGCCTACACGGCGTGTGAGGATCAACATGGTGAAGCTCCTTTTTCAGGCAAGCCGAGGGCCTGCCGCGGTTGATGGCTTTCGCAAAAATCAGGGATGGATCAGGTCAGGCGGCTGGCGTCACGCCACCGCCAGGGCGCACTCGGCGCGCCGGGTTGCAACACGCATTTCAACCTTCCGTTCACCGCCGTTACCGCCACGGCGGATGCGCATTGCCTGGTCATCGCCGATCATTCCGTGGATGGCCATCAGCAGGGCCAAAGCGGTTGCTGCCGGGCTGATCACGCCGCGGCGGAAGGCTTCGGCCACCAGTGCAGCGCGACGGGTGACGCCCCATTTTGTACCAAGGGCGATCAGGCGCTTCTTGACGCCATCCTCGCTGATGCCCAATGCCCGGGCAGCCTCTTTTCCCGAAGCGCCACTAGCAATCGCCAGCAAGCACTCCAGTTCGCGTGGAGCTGCGCCGTGACCGAGATAGCCCTGCCAGTTGCCGACGGTGATCGAGTTTGCCGTTGTCATCGCTGATGCTCCATGCGTGGACTTGATGCATATAAAATTACCTGTAGGTTACCTTTGTGGTCAACACCTCCAGGTAAATTTTTCTCCAGGCGAAAAAAAACCGCCAAACGGCGGCTTTCTCGAGATGGCTATGGTTACCTGGCGAACATTCCCCACCAGAACACATGACCGATTAGGGTAAGAGCTTGATCCTGGACGTCATCGAACGTGTAGTCCTCGTCGGGGTGCTCATCACGATTGAAGCTTCGGAGCCTGATGCCCATTGGAGTGCGATAAACCTGCTTAATCCTAAGCTGGCCATTGTGATTGATGGCGTAGATGTCGCCATCAATGATGTCGCCGAATGAATTTTTGGCTACGTCCACACCTACGATGGCTCCATCTCTTAATACCGGAAGCATACTGTTCCCGCGTACCGTGACGCACCGAGCGGAATTGAACTGAACTCCGTTCTTTCGGAGGCTGCGCTTTCCGAATCTCAGGGTCGACCCATCGGATTGCTCAATTGCAAATCGGCCAGAGCCAGCTGCCAGCTCGACCTCGTGAAGATAGGGGACGACCACCTCATCATCTTCGATCGGAGATTCGTCATCCCATATCGAGAGATCTGCCATCTCCGGGTGCTCAGCTGGATGGGTGGCTTCTCGATGGTGATGCTCACTGGTAACGGAAGCCACATCGAGCCAGAAACGTGGAAGATCAAGTCTGTCTTCAATATCCCTGGCCAGGGCCTCGCCAACCCTTTTTCGATGCTCAGGTTTTCCAGATAGGCAGCGGGAGAGGTAGCTCGGGGCTCGCTCAATTGCCTCAGCTAGCCCTGCGATGCGGCCGTTGAAGCGCTCGGTGACGAGCTCTCTAAGGTTCTGGCGGCGTATTTCATAGATATCCATTCGTCAATTGTCCCTAATAGTTATCTATGGGTAAATTCCCTGTAGGTGTTGCCGGTAGGTAACCTCTGGGTTATCTTCTATGCATTCACTCGAAGGGCTGGCTATGAAAATGAAGCTCCAGCCGTTGCTTGCCTGGCTCAAAACCGCTGATGACAACGGCGTGTCGGAGACTGGCACGACAAGGGCTTATCTCAGGTTGATTGGCTACGGCCAAAAGACTGCATCTGCAGGTATGGCAGTTGGCATTGAGCGCGCAACCAGCGGATCTGTGACTAGACAGATGCTTCGTCCTGATGACTGGCATCGCCTCTGGCCGGAACTGGCAGATCGCTCGGCAACCTTGCAACAAAATATACCGGCCAACAGCCATCAGCGTAACTCCACTGCGGTGGCTGTTAATCCATCCAGTGCTTCGCAGGCCGCCTCATGATCCGCATGTTGGCTGTGGTGGCATCTTGGGCCGAGCGGAAAAACTATCTGCCTGCCCTTGAAAGGCGAAACCCGGCCGTTAACCTGATTGATTCATATAGGAAAAAAGCGCGTGTTGCGCTTTCGAAGGAGCGTGATATGCGCATGCAATTAACTATTCCGCCGACCCGTCCAGGGTAGGCCCTGACCCTCTCGGGGGAGGGGGGTTGCAGTTTTTGTGTTCCATGGATGATGGGGGTTACCCAAATCCAGGGCACAAAAAACCCGCCGTAGGAAGCGGGTTTCTCTAGCCAGTCCACGCCAATGGACTTTTTGAATCTTCGTTCTGTAGGAGGACGAGATGCACCCAGAAAATACCACCGCGCCATCACCGGCGCAACTTCCTCTGCTTCGCCCAATGGACTTCGGCTCAAAAGAGTTCGAGAGGGACTCGGTGTTCCGCATCATTGGCGACGCCGGCCTCATGGATGGTCTGAGCTTGGCCGTCAGCTTGACAGAGGGCATTCACCAGCTCGCCCATCGTCTTGAGCTGGCGGCGAACATGGGGGAGCACATTCGGACTAACGAGCTCCGAGCCCTGGCGTTCTTGGCCGATGCCGCCAACACCCTTAATCGAAGCGCGCAAGTTGCTCTGGAGAAGTGGGAGGTGAAGCCATGATCACGCCTCTCTTAACCGTCTCGCACCAGTTCAACAAGAATGGCCAAGGACACTTCTTTGCAACCGTGCCCGGCGTCAGTTGTGCCGATGCGTTCAACCTCGCCAGCGCCAACCTGAATTCGGCCGAAGACCTGTTGGGTCAGCTCGTCCAGCTCGACGAAAGCTGCCACTTGGCTTTTGCGATCCGGGCACTGGTAAGTCAGGCGAAGGCGTTGGTCGACTCAGGAGTTGTCGCAGTCGAGCTGGCAGAAGATCCGATCCCTCGGTTCGGTGGCAAGGAGATCTCGGCATGAATAGCCAACTCCAAACTCTTGCCTGTCCATTCGCTACCAGTGGGCTCCACGATGTGTTCGAGGCCTCTGGCGAGATACCCGTCCACGAAGCTCTCGATGCCGCAACTGATCGTCTGGAGGCAGTGGTGGCGGGCCTGGCGGATTTGATGCAAGAGCCGGCCGTAACTCACCGTGCCACCTTGATCTTCTACGCAGCCGAAGCGGCGCTGGCGCTCGTCTACGCCTCTCACGCCGGTGTAGACCCGGCGCAAGGAGGTGCAGCATGAACGTCGGCCTCTGCAACCCCCACGATTTGATTGCCCGCGAAGCCGTCGACCAGTTGGCTGCAGCGGTGCAGACCATCCTGCAGCTGGAGGAACTGTTGAAGGCCGCCCGACCAGGACTGGGCGAGCACACCGGACCCGCACGCTTGATCGAGCTCGGCATTTATGCGGCGGGCGACCAGGCCAATGGCTTCGACTGTGCCCGGGAAGACTTACTGAAGCGCTTGCAGGCGTGCGCGCCACAAAAAGCCAGTGTTCCAGTTCGTGGCGCGGGAGGTGCGGCATGAACTTGGTCCTCATCAAGGACGGCGAAGCCGTCACCACGACTACCGTAATCGCCGCCGGTACGGAGAACGAGCACGCCAGTGTCATTGCGCTTGTGCGTAAGTACCAGGCAGATTTCGAGGAGTTCGGAAGGGTGCGATTTGAAATCGAACCCTTTGAAACGTCTGGCGGGGTTCAGTCGCGGGAGATTGCTCTGCTGGATGAACCCCAGGCAACCCTGCTGCTGACCTTCATGCGCAACACCGAGATAGTGCGTGCCTTCAAGAAGAAGCTGGTCCGCGAGTTCTGGGAGTTGGTGCAGGAGCGCAGCCGGGCCAAGTCATCCATGCCAGAGAACTACATCGAGGCGCTGGAGCACCTGCTGGCCTCGAAGCGTTCTGAACAGCTGGCGCTCGAGCAGCGTGATCATGCGATAGCCACCAAGGCCGAGATTGGTAGCCGGCGTGAAGCCACGGCGATGGCCACCGCATCCGCCGCGGTGCGCAAGGTCATGCACCTGGAGAACGAGCTGGGCCGTGGTTGCCAGCACGCCACCGTGACGGCGGTGGAGAGGGCCGCTCACCGGAGCTTCGGTGGCCAGGGTTTCCGGCCGCTCAAGAATTGGTGCGACAGCCATGGGGTGTCCGCCCCAAAAGTCCAAGACCCTCGATTCGGCTGGGTTCGCTCCTGGCCTGCTGCCGCCTGGGCAGCCGTCTACCAAATTGATCTGGCCGATCTGTTCGGCGCTGCTGGAGAACACCAATGACCCTCATCAAACTCAAGGTAGCCGAGAAGCTGGCCAAGATTGCACGGAAGCCTGACCACTCGCCGAGGGCCATGTTGATCCTGACTCAGCGCATGGTGCGCATCAGCTTGTCCAGGTTGTCTGAGATCCGTGCCGAGCGCCGTGTCTTCAGACGCGAAGCGGCAACGCTGCATAGTTACCCACACACCCAGCGGCAGATGGACAAGCTTCTAGAGAAATCCCGCACTCATCGCGACGATGATATCCGTGACATCAAGCAGGGTCTGATCGGGATGGGTTACCACCTGATCAAGGATACGGACAACAGCTACGACGCCATTGGATTCGACAGCTTGTGTGACCTGCTGAGCATCAACCCGGTACACCGCCCGGCGATCCCGAGCGACGAGCGAGGCCTTGCGGGCCTGATCTGCGTCGCTCGGCTGGAAAACAGCGTCAGCCCGCAGTCCGAAGGCTGGGGTGAGGGTGGGCCTTTGTTCGAAGCGTGCTTTATGGCCATGGTGGATTGGATCAAGACAGCCCCTGAAGGCGACCTGCCTGATTTGTTCGGCCAAGGCTCACCATTCTCTGGTGTTGAGCTGGTCCAGGCCAATCCGGCGCCGGCTACTACAGGTCCCTCATCGGAGACTCTCCAATGACTACCACACCAAACCCCGCCCAGGCACTCCAGCAGCGCGCTGGCGCAGTGATCGTGCCGAGTGGATGGCCTTGCTGCGATCTGTTCAAGCTGTTCCCTGAAGGCGCCCGCTGGCAGTTCTACGAGTGGGCAAAACAGCAGCGGGCTTTTCTTGAGCGGCATGGCTGGATTTTCGAGGAGTCGTACGACCAGTACGTGCGCCGCATTTGTGAGGAGCTGCAGCTGTGAGCATCCAATCCATGACCTGGGCGCTTGAGCAGCGCGTGGTCACCGATCCCACCTGCCGGCATGTGCTTCTGTGCCTGGCCAACTATGCCGACAAGAACGGGCGCGGGGCGTTTCCATCAGCTTCGAGCCTATCTGATGACACCGGGCTTTCCGAGCGCACCATCCGTTACAAGCTGGACGCCCTGGAGGCCGCTGGGGTTATCCAGCGCGGGAACCAGGCGATAGCTGCTGCCTACATTGATCGCTATGACCGGCGCCCGGTGGTTTACGACATGGTTGAAAATCGGGGTGCACCAGCTGCACCCCGCGATGACGAGGAAGCCGAACGGGGTGCAAATGAAGACGCCACGGGGTGCAGCTCACAACAGAACGGGGTGCAAATGGCGACAGAACGGGGTGCAGCAGCTGCACCCAATCCGTCATCTATCCGTCAGTTATCCGTCAATAACCCAAAGAAGCGTGCAGGCAAGCCTGCTAGGGAGAAGTCAGCCAAGTTTGATCCTCTGAGCGCGAAGCCTGAGAACGTATCGGTTGAGACCTGGGCTGACTGGTGTCAGCACCGCAAAGAGATCCGCAAGCCGCTGACCGCAACGAGCTGCAAGCAGCAGGCCGAGGATCTGGCCAACCACCCAAGCCCCGATGCCGTGATCAAGTTGTCGATTGGCAAGGGGTGGACAGGGCTCTTCCCTGAAAGCGCCATCCCTGCTCGGGCCGGAGCACAGACCACCGCAAGCGCAGTTCTGCAAGTGCCTGCACATCACCAGGAGATGTACCCTGATGACCTCATCTAAATTCAGCCCGGTCCCTGCCGAGCGGGGCGTCGGCATTGCTAACTGCGAAATGCCTGGTCATGGCCAGTACGAGGTGAAGCAGGTCGAGCAGTTTGGCGGCGACTGGAAAGCGAATGAGTGCCCGCGTTGCCGTTGGGAGGCTTTGAACCTCCAGTGCGAGAAAAGCGTGCGGGACGCTGCGTACGCCGACAAGGAAGCCGACGAGCTCAATCGTGACCTGTTCGCCACCGGCATCACGCCGCGCTTCCGTGGGTGCACGTTCGACAGCTTCATCACCAATGCCGAATCGGCCAAGGTCCGCGCCCAGTCCATTTGCCGGCGCTACGCCGATGAGTTCGAGGGTCACTACCGGGCTGGCCGCGCATTGATGCTACTCGGCGAGGTCGGGAACGGCAAAACCCACCTGGCATGCGCGATCTTGCAGCACGTCGTACGGGAATACGGTGCCCGGGGCCTGATTGTCACTGCCGAAGCGATCATGCAAGCGGTGACTGACAGTTTCCGCAGCAACGCCGGGCCTTCGAAGTCCGACTTGTTGGCCGAGCTGGCGGCTGTCGATCTGCTGGTCATCGACGAGGTTGGCATGCACACGCCGCGTCCAGGCAAGGACTTCATGCCCAGCCTGCTGCATGAGGTGATCGACCGACGCTATCAGCTTGTTCGTCCGACGATCTTGATCAGCAATCAGGACCGCGAGCAGCTGCCGGCCTACATCGGGCCGCGGGCCATGGACCGCCTACGCGAGAACGGTGGCCTGCTGGCGCCATTCACCTGGTCGTCGGCACGTGTCGGGGGTGGGGCATGATCAGTCAGGAATATCTGGACTGCATGCAGGGTGAATCCCGCTTGCACAGCCCCCAATCGGAGCATGCGCTGATTGGGGCAATGATTCACCAGCCGGCGCTCATCGATGACGCCAAGCTTGAGGTCGGTGATTTCTACCAGCCTGACTGCGCGGAGTTGTTCGAGCTGCTGCTGGCGCTTAAGGCCAAGGGGCGCCAGATCGACGTGGTAACCCTGTCCGACGCCCGCCCGACCTTGGCAGACGGGCGCGGCACGTTGGCAGTGGCTGCGCACATCGCCCACAACACCCCCAGCGTGGCGAACTTCGCCGAGTACGCCCGAATCGTGAAGCAGCGATCAGTGGCCCGCCGGGTGATCGCCGCCGCACACATCATGTCGGAGCGCCTGAAGGGTGGTGATTCACTGGACGAGGTGCTGGCGCAGGGGCAGCAGGCCTGGATCGCTCTTGAGGCGGAAGGGCTGGATTCGCGTAAGCGGTATCGCTTCATCGGCGAGATCCTGCCAGAAGCGATCGATGGAGTTGATCGCCGGTTCAATCGCGAGGTGGTGCTGGGCTTCGACACCGGTCTGCCATCGCTCGACAAGTTCATCCCAGGTATCTGCCCGGGGCACATGGTCGTGGTTGCTGGCGCCCCGGGTAGTGGCAAGACCACCCTCGGCCTGGGGATTGCCGAACGCATCGCGTTGGTCGCCAATTCGACTTCGCTGGTTTTCAGCCTGGAAATGACCGATGTCGAATTGACCAACCGCTCCCTGGCATCGGTGGGCAGTGTGCAACTCAAGCACATCACCGAGGGGCATTCGATGGACGACAGCGACTGGCCGGGCCTGACAGCGGCGGTCAACAAGCTCAACAAGGCACCGCTGATCTTCTGCGATGACGCCTCCCTGACTATTCGGGATATCCGCCAGATCTGCAGGACGGTTAAGCGGGAGCACGGCCTGGGTTCTGTCACGCTGGATTACATCGGCCTGGTCAACGGCGAGAGCAAGTCTGCCAGCCGGTATGAGCAGGTAACCGACATCAGCAAGTCGATCAAGCGTTTGGCGAAGGAGCTTGGCGTACCAGTGATGGTGCTGGCGCAGTTGAACCGCGGCCCCAACAACCGCGCCAACAAGCGCCCCACGAAGAGCGACCTGCGTGACTCAGGCCAGATCGAGGCCGACGCCGACGTAGTGGTACTGGTCCACCGTGACAACGACTCCGAAGAAGGCCAGTCGGGAGTCACCGAGCTGATCGTGGACAAGAACCGCCACGGTGAAACTGGCATCTGCCGGGTGCAACACCAGGGCGCCTATCACAGATTCGCCGAGCTGGTCGGGTACCAGCCAAGCAACGAAGAAGTCGAAATGGGCCGGCCCTTTGCCAGCCGTCACCGTTCGAGAGGAGCGCACCATGAAACTTTCTGATTTTTGGCCAGGCCACAAGCCGCCAGCCCGCACCCCGGCTAGCCCTGTTGTTTCTGTGGCGGTGACCAAGCGTGCTGGCGCTGAACAGGCTGTTGCCACTGTCGATGACTCGGCATCCAGCAATGCCCCGCGCGGTCCGGTTCAGCTGCCCGCCACCCTGGCCGAGTGCGAGGTGCTGGAGGAAACCCTTGCCCGCGATGCCATCCGCCTGGAGTGTCAGATCGGTGTGGCTGAGGGCACCGCCAAGGCCGAGAAGCGCTATGCCGACCCGGCCTGGTTCCACCGCGCCAAGGCCGCGCTCAAGTACATCAACCGTGACCGCCAGCGCCTCATGGTGCACATGAAAGCCCTGCGCATCGAGGTTCGTCGCAACTGCCCGGCCTGGCAGGCCCGCGATAAGGCGATCCTGCGCGAGCTCAATGCTCGGGTGCCGAAGGAGGTGTTCGACGAGTGCGTGCGGGTGGTGGACGAGGATCTGGAGGCGATGCGATGAACCTGCTCAAGTTGATTGCCAGAGCGCTGGCTCCTGTGCGCGAGCCGGCTGGGTATCAGCCAGTCGTCACTGATGGGGTGGCGGTGCTCCCGCCAGGCGCTGATGTGGTCCATATCAAGCGCTACCCGGAGGCAGAGCGCATTGCCGCTTCGCTGCGCGATTACCCAGGCGACTGGTGCTGGCGCGTGAAGGGCTATGAGCTGGAGCACGCGCCCACGGGCTTCGTGATGTGGGTGGCAAATGAGAGCTACGGCCTGGCCGAAGTCTTCAGCGGCCACCAGTCCAAGTTCGAGCCTGGAGAGCAGGAAGTGATCTGGCCAGATGTTCAGGCCTGGCTCTCGTCGCACAAGGTCGGCTTCACCGGTCGACTGCCAAAGGTGAAGATCTGGCGATACGCAGGCTCTTGGCGGTGCATGTCCGAGCAGCACCCGTGGGCCGGTGCTGGCGACACGCCGGAGCAGGCATATCGCTCCTGGGCCAGGGCCGTATCGGTGGAGGCGCGCATCGATCAGCGCCCTGGTGAGATTCTGCATGTATGGAGTGCCGCGCAATGAGCAATGCAACCGCGGCGATGCCGCGCAGGATGCTGGGTGACTTTCAGCCGGTGATCTACCAGGGCGTGATGGCGGCAATCGTCCGAGTTTTGGCGGCCGATAGCACCAGCAACGCCACAAGGCAGAGCTGGCAGAAGCTGATCGACTCAGGGCCACGAACAGGAGGGTTTAGGGCGCTTCTTTCGGCCCGGGACCAGTTCGATTACGACTGCATTCTGCATGCCTTGCTGCATCGAGCGCTCAGCCCAGCGCACTGGGATGTACTGGTGGGCAGATACTCCACGCACAAGGCAAACAGGGTCAGTTCCATCGCTCGCATTATCCCACGCATCAGTTCGCCAGCCCCGGCCCTGTTTATCTACAAGGCCACGACGGTCTGGTTTATACCCAAGATGAAGGGCAAGCAAGGCAAGCGTTCGACCGATGTAGCGGTTCTGCCAGACGAGTTCTACGACATGAACACATGGGACGTGGATGCTCGGCCTGACTCAACCCGCACACGCTGGCGCCGGGGCATTCACAAGTCACTCGATGAGTTGGAGGAGGGCGCGGTCGTGCATGTCACCGAGATCTTGGAGCGTGAACAGCTGATCGAATGCTTCGCTTGACAATAGTGAGCGAATGAGCGAAATTGCCAACCATCCTCAGATCCCTGCGCGTAAACGGGATTGAGCAGAAAAGCCCCGGCCAGCAAGCCGGGGTTTTTTGTTGTTTTTTAGCGATCACTAAGGATGGGTGTTCAATGCCTAACGGATACAAGATTGTCCAGGACGCTGATGGGAAGTGGCGCCTGAAATGCAACGAGAGGCTTCTTCCAGATAAGTATGAGTCCAAACTTGAGGCGCATACAGCGGCGTTAGGTAAGGCGCCATGCGAGGGGTCTGGAAAGCCCGAGCAGGTATTAACTCCGGAAACCAGGCCCGACAAACCTAAGCCAACTGAGCCAACCCCAAGCCGACGTCGCATTACGCCAAAATGATGGTTTTTTCTTTCAAAGCCCAACCATTGTGTTGGGCTTTTTCGTTCATGCGGATGACGCGCCCAGGCAGCTGATCTAAGTCGGTAGTGCCGTCGATCAAAGCCGTGCGCTCCCTGGTCGTCTACGCAATGAGAGTCTGGGATACGTGACCCAGTAATCCTAACCAACAAGCCGGGAAGCTCCGGACCTACGAAACTATTCACCTGGCTAGGGAATCCCGGCAGTTCTGGCCAGAAGTTGTATCCCGATTGAGATGGCTTGGTTCATCGCCTCTTTCGCCGCTCCGGTAGCACCACTTTTCGCGGCGGTTGACAGCCGGTCTCCTAATGTTTCGCTTCCCAGAGACGGCGTCGGTACGTGCTTGAGTGCCTGCAGGCCGTATGAAGTGAGCACATACTTGGATTGGAAGTGACCACCATCCTTTTTGAGGATGAAACCAGAGTGAGTCAGCCACGCCAAACTTGCTTCGAAGAACTCAGTCTCCGGGTCTCGCTCCCCACGCGTAACTGAGTCCTCGCTCCCTGGATCGTTACTCAGGACTTCAAGTTCTGGGAGCCCGGCGACCTTGGGGGTCACAGGCGCGGGTATTGGGAAAGCCTGGTATAGGTGCGCCAGTATGTCCGCGCTGATTTCATCGAAACGCTCAATGTTTGTTTTCGCCATGGTTCCGTCCTTTGGATGTTGTTGAGGCTTTGACGATAGCACGGAGCCATTTGCCGCCATGAGCGGCTTTCTCTTTTCTGTGGAGCACCTATGGCCGAGCCAAGTACCGGCGCCCTTGCAGTGACCGGCGTACTTGCCAGCGTCGGCTTTTGTGCTGCGAGCGCTCTATACGTTGCCCTCAATGCGCACATCCGAAATGCCCAGATCGGCGACCGCAATTCGCAGTTGATCATGTGATAAACGATGCGGCGCACGCATCTCGGATAGGGTGTCAGCGGGAGCATGTAGGCGGAGGAGAGCGGTAAGCACGTTGTCTTCGCTCGGGCTAGTAGACCAGTCGCAGATCCAGAATCTGCTATGGCCTTTGAGGTTGTAGTCAACGCGGTATTTCATAGATTGGCTGACCTCCGCCATTGGACGTCGGTTATCCCGAAGCGCTCAGCCGCGGGTCGAGAGACCTTCTTGATATCCGAAGCGGTGAATTTAGGAATGACTCCTACACCAGCTTCGCAGGCCGCCCAGTGCCAAGCCTCGGCGTCATCCATCCGCTCGGCGCGGACTATGAATTCACGGCTCTCCCCGTGGAGGCTGTAGGCGATGACGTAGATGTTCCCAGCGGACATTCTCTAGTTCCTTCTAGCGCGTCGAAATGTGCAATGTTTCTTTGTAATCCGTACTCGGGACTTGGGCAAGCATCCCCGTTCCGTTACTACCAAGGTCTACAAGCGGCATTGTGGATATAGATTTTCCTTGTAACAAATGGTTTTTTGATAGCACTATGGTTCTATTAGCTTGCTAACAAACATGGAAGATCCTAGTGATGAGAACCTTCATAACTGCTGCAGCGTTTTCCCTTTTCGCTGCGTCCGCCGGAGCCGCTGAGCTTTCGGGGGCGCTCGGAGCGACCGGTCAAGGCGGCCTCACAGCGCGCGTAGGCTTTGGCTTCAACTGGGACAAGAGCTGGTTTGAGTCCAGCGTTGGCCGTCTCACCGGCTACTGGGATGCTGGGTATACCTATTGGGAGGCAGGAGATGCTTCCAGTGGCGCTCACTCGCTCTCGTTCGCTCCCGTGTTCGTGTATGAATTCGGTAGCGGCGATGTGAAGCCATTTGTTGAGGCCGGTATTGGCGTTGCGGTGTTCTCCGGCACCTCCGCTGGTGATCAGGACCTTGGCTCCGCCTTCAACTTCGAGGATCGCATCGGTCTTGGCCTAAAGATTGGCGAGACCCAGAAGGTGGGCATTAGAGCCATTCATTACTCCAACGCCGGCATCAAGCAGCCGAACGACGGCATCGAATCCTACTCGCTCTTCTATAGCCACCAGATTTAACCCTTTCTGCGTAGCTCCCTTGCCCGCCCAGTGCGGGCTTTTTTGTCTCTGGAGATTTGGATGGACCCGACCGACTTCGGCCCAGGCACAGCCACCTGGCTGGGCGGAACGGGCACCGTCCTGCTGGGCGGCTTTCTGTGGCTGCGCAAATTCCTGTCGAAGGATGCAGCCGATCGCGCGATGGACAACGCCGACATCGGCACAGTCCGGCGACTGAATGAACTACTCGACTCCGAGCGCGAGGCCCGCAAGCTGGCTGAGGCCCGAGCGGATCAGTTCGCTAAAGAGCGCAACGAGCTCGCAGCAGCAGTGGGCCGGATGGAAGGGAAGATCGAGGCCCTCACCAGTCAGGTGGGCCAGCTCACCGAGAAGGTGACCAGTCAGAGCGCCGAGATTTCCCGGCTTCGCTCCCAGCTTGGAGGTACCGCCTGATGGACAAGTGCGCGTTGGAATTCATTGCTCGCCGCTGGTGGCGTCGCGCGGAGGTGTGGGTCATTGCTGTGGTGCTGATCGCTGGCGGCGCGGTGCTGGGTTGGCAGTCTGCCTACTGGGCCATGGCAAGTACCCAGTCCCATCAGGTGGACGAGATCCGCCAGGCCTACGATGCCGCGATGGCTGAGCGTGACAAGCTCATGGACGAACTGACCAAGCGAACCGACAGCGCTGCGGCTAAGGCCTCGAAGGCAGCGACTACTGCCACCCAGGCGGCAGACAAAGCCGATGAGGCTCTGAACCGAGCGATTCAGTAATGGCCTGCAGCGGATGCGCCGCCCGGCGCGAATGGATCAACAAATGGACAAAGGTGGCATATGAGCGAGCACGAAAACTTCTCTCATCAGATCGAGAAGCTCAGCCCGAAGAAGGGCGACCTGTTGGTGGTCAACGTTCCGTTCCCGATCAAAGCCGAGGTGCGGGACCGACTGACTCAGCACCTGGCGGGAGCGGCGGATCGACTGAGTTGTGAGCTGATTGTGCTTGAAGCGGGCATCACGGCTCAGCTGCAACCCAGCTTCAGCGACGTGCTGGCCGAGCAGCAGAAGCAGACCGCGCTACTGGAGCAGATCGCGACCCAGAACCTGGCACTGATCGAAGCCCTGGCAGATGAGGGTGACGGCGATGCCCCGCCCAGCACCTACTTAAGTGGCGCTCCATGCCGCTGAGGCCGCAGCGACCGTGCCGGGCCCAAGGCTGCCGCTCACTGCATCGCAACGCCAACGGCTACTGCGATGGTCACGCCGACCTGGCTGCCGAGCAGGCCAAGGCATGGGCGACACGCAAGGGGTCAGGCCGTGGTGGCCGCCCTTGGCGGCGCAAACGTGAGCGAATCCTGAAGCGAGATCAGTACCTGTGCCGCTGTGACGACTGCGCCAAGCTCGGCCGCATCCGCGAGGCACATGAGGTTGACCACATTGTGGCCCTGGCCCACGGCGGCACCGACGTTGACAACAACCTGCGGGCGATCAACCGCGACTGTCACAAGGCGAAGACGCAGCGAGAGTCGAAGTCGATCAAAAAATGATCGAAAACTGCGAAAATGAGACGGAATCTCGTCTATGGGGAGGGGGAGGGTCAAAAGTTCAGGCCCTTTCGCTCGGACACCGCGCCCTCAGCTTTTTTTCCACTTCCGCAAAATTCAGGTTTTCAAAATGGCCCGACCGCGCAAGCCGACCAACGTGCTTGAGCTGACCGGTGCGTTCAAGAAAGACCCCCAGCGTCACCGTGAGGATGCCGAACCGGTGGGTGAGCTGACCGCACCGCCGGCTCACATCAACGGAGCAGTGCTCCACGCCTGGAAGGAGATTGCGAAGTACGCCCCGCGGGACGTGCTGACCAACTCCGACCGACTCAGCCTGGAACTGGCCGCCAACCTACTGGCCCAGTTCCGCAACGACCCACTCGATTTCCCTGCCGCCAAGCTAGTGCGCCTGGAGGCCATGCTCGGCAAATTCGGCATGACACCGGCTGACCGGTCTAAGGTGGGCGGGGGTAAAAAAGACGCGCCGAAGGGCAATGCATTCGCGGAGCTGTGATGGCCAAGGTGAAATTTCCGCTGATGAAGGCGGCCGAAAAGTATGCCAAGGATGTCGTCGCCGGGAAGATCCTCGTCTGCAAATGGATCCAGCTGCTGGCCCAGCGTCACCTCGACGACATGGCCGCCTCAAAGCGCAAGGACTTTCCGTACAAATTCGATCCCGCCAAGGCGGAGAAAGTCGCTAAGTTCCTGCAGCTTCTGCCGCACACCAAGGGTAAATGGGGCGGAAAGAAGCAGCTGATCAAGCTGGAGCCCTGGCAGCTCTTCTCGGTTTGCTTGCCGTTCGGCTGGGTACGCAAGAAGGATGGTACCCGCCGTTACCGGACGATTCTGGTGTTCGTACCAAGGAAGAACGGCAAATCGATCATCGGCGGCGGCGTGGGTCTGTACATGTTCGTCGCCGACGGAGAGTTCGGCGCCGAGGTCTACTCTGGCGCGACCACGGAGAAGCAAGCCTGGGAGGTGTTCAGGCCGGCCAAGCTGATGGTCGAACGGACTGATGACCTGCGAGAGCACTATGGCGTCGATGTGAACGCCTCGAACATGGTCGTCCTGGCCGATGGGTCGCGCTTCGAACCGGTCATTGGCAAACCTGGCGACGGCTCTTCACCGTCCTGCTCGGTGGTCGACGAGTACCACGAGCATCAGGATTCGACGCTCTACGACACCATGGAAACCGGCATGGGCGCCCGCGAGCAGCCAATCATGCTAGTCATCACCACTGCGGGTTCCAGCATCGGCGGGCCGTGCCACCAGCTGATCCGCGACTCCGAGCGGATGCTGGAAGGGGTCATTGAGCGTCCGGATCTCTGGCCCGCGCTCTACACCATTGACCATGGCGATGACTGGACCAGCGAGATCGCGCTGCGCAAGGCGAATCCGAACTTCGGCATTTCGGTCGGCGAGGACTTCCTGCTGGCCCGCCAGCGTGACGCGATGCAGTCGGCAACCAAGCAGGCCACCTTCCGCACCAAGCACCTGAATGAGTGGGTAGGCGCCAAGAATGCTTGGCTCAACATGCTGCGCTGGAAAGAGGCCCCGGTCAGGAAGAGTCTTGCAGAACTGGAGGGCCGTCCGTGCTACGGCAGTCTCGACCTGGCGAGCAAGATCGACATTGCTGCGAACCTGCTGATCTTCCCGCCCTATGGCGACGATCCGTTCTGGCATATCCACGCCAGGTACTACCTGCCAGAGGCGCGGGTGCTGGAGGAGCTGGACAGCAACACCGCGCGGTACCGCGAGTTCGATGCTCTCGGCCTGCTGACCCTGACCGACGGGGAGGTCACTGACTTCGAAGTCATCAAGGAGGACATGCGCGAGTTTGCCGGTCGCTTCGACATCCGGGCCTACGCCTACGACCCATGGCAGGCCACCCAGCTGGCTCAGGAAATGGACGCCGAAGGTTTGCCGATGGTGGAGCTGCGCCAGACAGTGCAGAACTTGAGCGAGCCCATGAAAGAGGTCGAGGCTCTGGTGCTGCAGCGCAAGCTGGCCCACGGTGACTGTCCGGTGCTGACCTGGATGGCCTCCAACGTGGTGGCGAAGCTGGACGTGAAGGACAACATCTACCCCAACAAGGAGCGCCCGGAGAACAAGATCGACGGCATGGTGAGCCTGATCACCGGCTGCGCCGTGGCCATCAAGCTCGGTATCGACGACTCCGGCCACTTCGATGACTTTCTTGCCAGCCCAATCGTGGTTGGTTAACGGGACTACCTATGAAAACTGGCCTGATCATCTTTCTGTTGCTTGCCGCCGGCGGCTTGCTGCTGGGCGTCGCTGGCGTATACGTGCTGGCCGGCCTGGGTTACGCGCTGCTGGCTGCGGCCGGCTCGCTACTGGTCGCCGCGGGCTTCATTCGCAAGGGGTTGATCGGTGGCTAAATCACTCACTCAGATCCTCGGCCAGGCCCTGGTGAAGTCGGCCGAGCCGGGAGTGGCATCGAGCCTGGCGGGCTGGGCGGGGCGCAAGATCGGCCTCACCGACTCCGCCTTTTGGAACACCTTCTACGGCACCGATTCGGCATCGGGGAAGGTGGTCAGCCAGCAAACGGCGCTCCAGCTTTCTACGGTATGGGCCTGCGTGCGCTTGATCGCTGAAACCATCGCCACACTGCCGATCGCCTTGTACGAGGACAAGAACGGTGCGCCAGTGGTGGCCAGCTCTCACCCGGTCAACTTCGTCATCAGCCAACAGCCGAACGCTGACCAAACTCCGGTGGAGTTCTGGGAGAACGTAATGGCCAGCCTGCTCCTGCAGGGGAACGCATTTTGCGAGCCCCACCAGAGCGGCCGGACGTTAACGAGCTTAGAGTTCCTGCTGCCGCAGAACATGTCGCCCCCGCGGCGCCTGGCGGACGGCTCCATCGAGTACCGCTACACCGACAACTTCGGCAAGCCTCACACGCTTACCGAGGATCAGATGGTTCACGTTCGAGCCTTCGGGGTGGACTCGCTTTGCGGCCTGTCGCCGCTGGCCTACGGGCGGCAGGTACTTGGCTCGGCCATGGCCGCTGATGAGTCGGCGGCGAAGATGTTCGCCAACGGCATGAAGCTGGGCGGAGTGCTGTCCACCGACCAGATCCTCAAGCCGGACCAGCGAAAGGACATCCGCGAGGACATGATCAAGCAGTTCTCCGGCGCGACGAACCACGGCAAGACGATGGTTCTCGAAGCGGGCATGAAGTACCAACAGGTATCCATGACGCCCGAGGATGCCCAAATGCTGCAGACCAGGGCGTTCAACGTCGAGGAAATTTGCCGCTGGTTCCGCGTGCCGCCCTGGATGGTCGGACACACGCAGAACTCCACCAGCTGGGGTACTGGCATGGAGCAGCAGATGATCGGCTTCCTGTCCTTCACCCTGTTGCCCTGGATCAAACGCATCGAGATGTGCGCCAACCGGCGCCTGCTGCGCCCAGATGAGCGGCGGCGCTTCTACGTGAAGTTCAACCCGGAGGGGCTATTGCGCATGGACAGCGCGGCGCGGGCGGCCTTCTACAGCTCGATGACGCAGAACGGGATCTACACCCGAGACGACTGCCGGCGCAAAGAGAACCTGCCGCCTGAAGGTGGGAACGCGGCAAAGCTCACCGTGCAATCCAACATGCTGCCGATCGACAAGCTGGGCGAAGACCCCGGCGGCGCCAACCAGGCTAAGGCGGCGCTGCTCGACTGGCTCAACGACCAGCCAAGAGGTAATACCCCATGAGACACAAGGATCGACTGGCGGCGGTCAAGTACCGCTCCTTCGACTATGACGTGAAGGCTGTCGGCGACGACGGCCTTTTTTCTGGCTACGGCTCGGTGTTCGGCGTGGTCGACAGCTACAACGAGGTGGTCGCGCCTGGCGCCTTCCTTGAGTCGATCGAGGAAGCCAAGGCCAAGTCGCGAACCTTCCCGGTCCTTTGGCAGCACCGAACCGGCGAGCCCATCGGCAGCTGGGACATCAGCAGCCTCAAGGAAGATGATCGGGGGCTGTTTGGTGCCGGCGAGCTCTGGCTGGAAGACGCGCCCTATGCCCGTATCGCGTATCGCGGCATGCAGACCCGCTCCATCACCGGCCTGTCGATTGGCTACTACGTCCGCGAATCGAGCTTCGACGAGAAGACCCGCATTCGCACCCTGACCAAGCTGGACCTGATCGAGATCTCCATTGTCACCGTGCCCGCCAACGACGAGGCGCGCACCGACACCATCAAGTCGAAGCTGGCCCATGGCGGCCTGCCATCGATGCCCGAATTTGAGTTGCTCCTGCGCGAGGCAGGCTTCTCGAAAACTCAGTCTACGGTGATTGCCAACCGTGGCCTGCAGCACCTGCTCCGGAGCGAGTCCGAGGGCGACCTGGCAGCAATCGAAATCGTCGAGGCGTTGAAGTCGCGCCCGGCACTTTCTCTACCATCGTTTTGAGGATTCATCATGCATAACGCCATGAGCAACCAGGCTCGCTCCGAACACCGCCAGTTCCAGCGCAAAGAGCACGCCGAAGACAAGCTGCAACTGAAAGCGGTCAACGATCTGCTCGATGAGCGCGACAAAGAGATCAAGGCGTTCGCCGCCAAGGCCACTGAAGAGATCAAGTCGCACGGCACAATCCTGGCCGATACCAAGACCATCCTCGATGGCCTGGTGAAGGACGGCCTGGGCCTGCAGGACCGCCTGCAGGAGATTGAGCAGAAGATGGCCCGCCGCTTCTCCGCCAACGATCCGGTCGACTTCAAGTCGGCTGGCGAGGAGCTGACCGAGTGCGACGACTTCAAGTCGCTGCAAACTCGCGGGCGCGGCATCGTCCGCGTGGGCCGGAAGGCCGTGACCAACATTACCAGCGCTACCACTGGCACCGGTGGCGTCGGCGTCGGCATCCAGCCGACCCGCGTGCCCGGGATCGTGGTGGGTCCCGAGCGCGAGTTCACCATCCGCGACCTGATCATGCCAGGACGCACCGGCTCGAACGCGGTCGAGTTCGTGCAGGAAACCGGCTTCCAGAACATGGCCGCACCCCAGGCGGGTGAGGGGGCCGCGAAGGCCCAGTCCGATCTGTCCTTCGGACTGAAGACCACCAACGTCATCACCATTGCCCACTGGTTCCGCGCTTCC